CGCATTGTCTCGGATGCCTTAATCGACGAAGAACGCGCCTCAGGCATGGATGAGGACCTGATTCAGCAAGAGTATTTCTGTTCCTTTGAAGGCGCGATGCAAGGGAGTTATTACGGTGAACTACTCAAAGAGGCTCGGAGTCAAAATCGAGTCACACTCTTTCGGCATGATCCTCATATCCCCGTCATTACCGCGTGGGATATCGGCGTTGGAGACGCTACTGCAATCGGATGGTTCCAGCGAATCGGCAGAGAACATCATCTCGTCGATTACTATGAATCGAACGGGAAAGGGCTGGACCATTATGCTCGTGTACTGCAACAACGTAGTCTTGAACGAAAGTACCTCTACGAGCACGTCGAAGGCAAAATCGCGTGCATCGGCCCGCATGACATGAAGGCGCGAGAGTTCGGGACCGGACGCACCCGGCAGGAGCAGGCGCGAGATTACGGCTTGTACTTCCGCCTGGTCAAGCGACAGTCGTTAGAGGACGGGATTGCCGCCGTCCGTCGCATCTTCCCCGCCCTGTGGTTGCACGAAAAGCATGCGGAGCGCGTGATCGACGCGGCGGGGCACTACCACAAGGAGTGGGATGAAGTCAAGCAGTGTTTCGGCGACAAGCCGGTTCATGATTGGTCGTCTCATCCGATGGACCTGCTGCGCTATTACGCGCTGTCCACGCGGGATGAACCGGCGTACACGGGCAGCATCAAAGCCGTGGCGGACTTCGACCCGTACAGCGAGGGTGTGACCGACGCGGAGCATGAGTTCAACCCGTATGAAGTGGGGGCGTAATGGCGAAGCCAGCGGATGCCTTACTGAACATGAGTCCTGTCGGCCTGATTACGCAGGGCATTACCGGCGAGAAGATGACGCCCTTTGGTGACATGCAGAAAAGCCTCGAAGTGCCGGACATCCCCAAGCCTGAGACGGCGGCTCCGACGCCTCCCGGCGTGGATGAAGCCGACACCAAGGCGCGACTCGTCGCCGCAGAGCAGAGCGCCAAGGCCAGGAAGAAAAAGACCGGCACGATCTTGACCAGTGCGCAAGGCGTGCTGAGCCAAGCCCCAACGGATGTCAAGCAACTCTTCGGGAGCTAAGCGGATGGCTGCGAACGTTCAAGACCTCTGCCTGGAGTACGAACAATTGCTGAGCCAGCGGCGGCAGTGGGAACCGGCCTGGCGCGATCTGGTGGAGTTCATCCGCCCGAACGCCAAGCGCATACGGGATTTCCAAGTGCCTGGCGCGAAGCAGACGGAACGGCTCTACGATCCGACTGCGCCGGATGCGAACCGCAAGCTCGCGAACTTTTTGAACGGTGCGCTTACCTCCTCGTCTACGCGCTGGTTCAACCTGGTGACGCGAGACGAAGAACTGATGCGCAACCGCGAAGTGTCCATGTGGTTGGACGATACCGCCACGAGAATGTACGGGGCCTTGCAGCAGAGCAACTTTAACGCTGCGGCCCCCCAAGTCTACGCCTCGCTGACCGCCATGGGGAACGCCTGCACGTTCTTAGAGGAACGCGACAGCCTCGCCCGTGGCTTCGGCGGGTTCCGTTTTATCGTGGTGCCGGTCGGGCAATTTGTCTGCGGCGAGAACCACGAAGGCATCATTGATACGGTGGGCCGTGCGTTCGATCTGTCGGCCAAGGCCGCAGCGGGCAAGTTCGGGTTGGACGCCTTGCCGGACTACATCAAGGACGCCTACCGCGATAAGCCGCATGAGCGATTCCAGTTTATTCACCTGGTGAAGCCACGCGGGACGAGCGGCATCACGAATAAGAAAATGCCCTTCGGGTCGTACTACTTCACGCTGCGCGACAAGACGCTGGTCAAGGAAAGTGGCTACCACGAATTGCCGATGTTTGTCCCGCGCTGGGAAGTGGAAGAAGGCGACGTGTTCGGGCGCGGACCTGGACACATTGCCCTGCCGGATATTCGCTCACTGAACAAGGTCAAAGAATTGGGCTTGCAAGCCCTCGCACTCCAGGTCCGTCCCCCGCTCATGGTCCCGCATGATGGGGTGCGAGGCGGCAAGACCCGCCTGACTCCGGCCTCTGAAAACGTGATGCTGGATGATCGGGAGATTAAGCCCATTCAGTTAGGGCAAGACCTCAAGAGCGAAATGGTGAAAGCCGACGAACTGCGACAAGCCATTCGCGGGGTGTTCCATCGGGATCTCGTCTCGCTGCCGGATAAGAACTACATGACGGCGACGGAGATCATTAAGCAGCTGGACCTGACGCATCGTGAGCTTGGCCCGACCATCGGCAACATTCAAGACCAGTTCCTGCGACCGTTGATTGATCGGGCCTTTGGGCTCATGTGGCGGAAGCAGCAGTTTTTAGAGCCGCCGCCTGACTTGGCCGGGGCTGATTTGGACGTGACCTATGAAGGGCCATTAGCCAGGGCGCAGCGATCCGGCGACATGACGGCCTATCAAGGGGCGCTGGCGCTGGTGGCAGGCATGGCGCAGTTCGACGAGCAGGTCCTCGATAATCTCGATACGGACGAGCAAGTGAATTACATCTGGCAAGTGTCAGGGGTCCCGATGCGGCTCTTGCGCTCAAAGGGCAAGCGGCAACAGATCCGAGATGCCCGCTCGCAGGCCGCGCAGCAAGCCGCCGCAATTGAAGGCGCACAGGGTACGGCGGACGTGGCGCTCACGGGCGCTCAAGCGATGGGAGCCGCGAAGGAAGCCATGCAGCCACAGGGGGCCGCCTGATGGACCCGCTTGAACTGGCGAAGATTCAGAACTGTCAACTCACGTTCTCGACGCCCTACGGCAAAGAGACGTTGAAGGATTTAGAGGACGAGTTTTTTGAACGTACGTCCTTTAATGCCGACCCCGTGAAGATGGGCTTTCTGGAGGGGCAACGGCACGTCATTCTCACGATCCGGCACCGGATGCGGCTGCAACCAGACGCACAATCTGTGACCGGCAACGAACAGGAGTAAGGAATGGGCGATGAAGTTACCCAAGGTGCAGGCGATCAAGGCGTTAGTGGCGCGGGCGAATCTGGCAGCGTTGCTCCCGCAGGCAGTCAAAACGACTGGACGGCGCATATCCCGCAAGAGTACGCCGCCGAAAAGTTCTGGGAACCGCTGAAGGGCAAGGGCTTTGGGGATGTCCTCAAGACCTACGCTGAGGCGCAAAAGTTTATCGGCGGGTCCATCCGCTTGCCGGGCGAGAAGGATGCGCCACAGGACCGCGAGAAAAAGCTGAATGATGTCTACGCCAAGCTGGGGCGGCCTGAGTCGCCGGACAAGTATGACCTGAAGTTGCCGGAGGTTGGCGGGGTCAAGTGGGATGACAACGCTGTGGGGATGTTCAAGCAGACCGCGCACAAGCTGGGGCTCAATAGCACGCAATTGAATGGCCTGTTGACCATGTACGGGGAGCACCTGAAAACCGGACTGCCGAATATCGAGGCACTGAATCAGAAGGGGGCGCAAGCCCTGCAAGAGCATTGGGGCGTCAATGCCAAGCGCAATGCCGTTATGGCGGAAAACGGATTCAAGCAATTGGCCCTCGCTGAGCTAGGGGCGGAAGGATCGGAGCGATTACTTGACGCGATCAACGCAAGCGGGTTTGGGTCGAACCCTGACTTTGTGCGCGTGGTGGCTCGCATCGTCTCAGAGACAGGCGAAGATAAGTATGTAGACGGGGTAGATAACCATCGGACGGACGAACAGACCGACGATGAAATCCGGACGCTCATGGGCTCGAAAGAGTACATGGATGACCGCCTCCCCGGGCATCAAGCGGCGGTGGACAAGGTGCGCCGACTCTTTGAAGAGAAGGCGAACCCCCTGAATAAAAAAGCCGCGTTCAGTGTGCTGTAAGGCCGGGAACCCGTAAGGGCCGGATGCTGACGGGCAAGCCGTCCGATAGGCTCCACGATTGGAGCTAGGCAGCGGTCCCACCTTCGTGGGGCAACCCCGCCGATCACACGTAGACCAGTGAACGGATCAAGGAGGTTGTTCCATGGCGAATTCCATCACAGAAGCGAGAGTTCAGCAATACAAAGCCAACATCACGATGCTCTACCAACAGAAGATGTCCAAGCTGCGGAAGATTGGGCGGGTAGAGTACGTGGTCGGCAAGCAGGCGTTTTTCGAGCGGTTGGCCCCCTCTGAGGCGCTGGAAAAGACGGTCCGCCACAGTGAGCAGAGCATTGTCGATTCCATCCATTCACGGCGCATGGTCATTTTGCGTGACTACTACTGGAATGACTACATCGACAAAGAGGACAAGTTGAAGATGTTGATTGATCCGCAGAGCCCGTATGCACAGAACGCGGCCTCCGCGCTTGGGCGCAAGCTCGACAGTCTGGTGTACTTTGGCGCACGCGGAACCGCGCTGAGCGGAGAAACCGGCAGCACGTCCGTGGTGTTGCCAGCCGGGCAGAAGATCGCGCACGGCTCGGTAGGGATGAGCCTGACGAAGATCCTGCAAGGAAGTCGCCTGCTCAATGCGGCGGAAGTCCCGATGGATGGGCGCTATGCCGTCATTGAGTCGAACGGGCTTGAGGACTTGTTGAACATTCAGCAACTCACCAGTTCGGACTACAACGCGGTGAAGCTGCTCACGACCGGCGAAATGAACCAGTTCATGGGCTTTGAGTGGACGATCTACAATTTCGCCGCTGAGTCGTCCGTGTACTACGGGATCTTCTGCCATCGTGACGCGCTCGGCATTGCCTTGGCGCAGGATGTCATGACCCGCATTGACGAGCTCCCACACAAACACTACCTGACCCAAGTGTACGCCTCAACCTCTGGTGGGGCTACGCGGGTGTTGGATGAGGGTGTGGTGGAAGTCGCCTACCAGTAAACACGGACGGACAAACGAAGGAGGATTGAGACATGTCGATTACCACAGAAAAATCAGATCAGGTGACCAACCAGGACGCGACCCCGCCGACGATGAACCCGGCGTATTTCTCCGGAGCCAAACTGCGGGTGCAGTATTTCAAGCATACGCAGTCTGTTGCCGGGGATGACGGGTCCAGCGTGACCTTGTGCCGGATTCCTGCCGGACAGGGCGTGATCTTCAAGCAGTTGTCCTTGATTCGCTGGACGGCCTTCGGGTCGTCCCGCGTCATGGACATCGGCTACGCGGCCTATACGGAGCGCGACGGCGACGCCGTGAGCGCCGGGGCGGACATCTTCGAGGATGGGCGGGACGTGTCCTCAGCCAACCTCAAGGGTGTGATTCTCGGCACTGGCACCAATGCCGACGACCTGCCCATGTACATCTATGATTCCAAGGCTCCGATTGACGTGAAGGCCTTGGTCACGGGTGGCACCTGGCCGCTCAATGCGGTGGTCGAAGGGTGGATCTGTTACGCATCGAACGAGTAACCGACCAGGGGCGGGGCTTCGGCCTCGCCCCATACCGGAGCGCGATGAATCACCATCACGAACGAGAATTGACGCATTTAGTTGCAGAGCATGATCGGGCATATCAGG